AGAGTTGGTTGACCGTTTCAAGACGGCACTTGGTAATCCTGTTTTACATGAGAAGGAGTTCGAGAATGATTGAAGTATCTATAACAGAGATAGCGTTGTTCGCGTGGGCGATCATCGCCACGGGCTACGCCTTTAAGTTCAAGCAAGAATCGCAGATGGGTAAACGCTTTGTCCAAGCGTTACTCGAAGACGAAGAGTTGCGTAATAGGTTAATCACTGAGTACAAGGAGGTACAAAATGCTAACTAAAGTAAGACTTCCCGCTGAGAAGCGGATAGAGGTAGTCCATGTGAGTTTGATGCGTGACCCCAAGTTCGCGTTGTTCGCTGGTCTATTCATGGTGGGCAAGATAACTATCGTAGAGAGTGAGCATTACACAGCGAGCACCAACGGGCGCGACGCTAAGTATGGTCGCACCTTTGTGGACTCTCTCACAGATAAAGAATTGGCTTTCCTTATCATGCACGAGAACATGCACAAGTGCTATCGTCACCTGACTACATGGCGTAAGTTGTGGGAGGTCAACGCGGGCATAGCTAACAACGCGTGTGACTTTGTTATCAATATACAACTGGTCGACATGGACCCCAACGAGACTTGTCTCGCGTTCCCCCGCGACAAGAAGTCGGGCGATCGTATTGGTTGTTTCGATGAGCGCTTCCGTGGCATGGACGCGAAGCAGGTGTTCGACATTCTCATGGAGGAGGGTGGCGACGAGGGCGAGGACGGTGACGAGGGTGACGGTCCAAGCGGTGACAAGGACAGCGACGAGGGTGGCAACGGAACAAAACGAAAAGGTTTCGGAAAGTTCCCAACTCTCGATGTGCACGAATGGGAAGATGCCAAGAACGGTATGTCCGAGGACGAGAAGAAACAACTCGAGCGTGATATTGACCAAGTATTACGCCAAGGCGGTATCTACGCAGGCAAGTTTGGTGGTAACACACCACGCGAGATCGGCGAGCTACTCAACCCCAAGGTTGATTGGCGAGAGGTGTTGCAGAGGTTTGCTCGTTCCAACATCAAGGATCGGGACTCTATTTCATGGCGCAAGGCTCATCGCAACTTCTTGTGGCAAGACATCATCCTGCCAAGCATCCTCGGTAAGCGTGTGAAGTACTTGCTTCTGGCGATGGACACATCCGGTTCTGTAGCAGGGCCTCTTCTCACAGACTTCCTCTCTGAGATGAACGGGCTTGTCAAGAGCGTTGGCATCGACCGACTCGACATCGTGTACTGGGACGCTGAGATACAGGCGCATGAAATCTTTACCGGATCGGCAAAAGACATTGTGCATCGTACTAACCCCAAGGGTGGTGGAGGTACTGACCCAGATGTTGTTGTTGATCTGATTGCAGAGAAGCAGTTGAAGCCTGACGCGATCATCATGTTGAGTGATGGCTACATGCACACCAACAAACCCAAGTGGGCGGCTATCACTGCGCCTACTCTGTGGTGCATCATCGGTAACGATAACTATGAAGTTCCCAATGGACAGAAACTTGTTATCAGAAGCTGAGCCGTTGATCGAATGCGGTGACTGGCATCCTTCTGCGGTGTTAGATGATCGCGTTTGGTTACGCGTACGCCTGAACGCCGAGGGTATGCGGGTTATTAAGCAAATTGATGCTGACGCGGAATTTGATGAAAGCTTCGCATACACCACGCCGGTATTGGGCGCTATGCACCACGCTAGAGTTACTAAACTTGACCTGACGAACCCCGAGGGTCTGGAGAAACTTCAGCGTTGGATAGTAAAGGAAGAGTCGGAGTTTGAGAGGCCACACCCCTCTTACAGCTTATTTCCTGAGGAATTAGTTAATCTAATGTTCTTCGGGTATCCGTACTCTATTGGTTGTAAAAAGGATAGCCCTTTGTTGGGCTGGTTTATTGTACTTGGAGGTAAAGAATGGATGAACAAGTAATTCTCTTCGTTGGGGATCAGAAGTTTTTGTTGAATATCGACGAGGCTTTGAGTATCTCTAGAACTTTGTGTAGTGCGTCGCGTATCACTACGACATGGCTTGGTAGTGGGAACGATACTAAAAACGCGGTCTTAGGTGACCCCGATCCCAAGGCGGCAACTCTCGCGCCCATGACGGGCGTGATGCAACTCGAGATCGACGCAAACATGAAACTTGTAGCGGAGAAAAACAAACGATGACTAACTCAAAAACTGGGTACTCAGTAACCCTTAACAAAGAAACCTTTGATCTCTTACAAGTCGTGAGAGGCCAACTCATTGGTGCATTGGGCTTCGAGCCCACAAACGGACAGGTGGTTCGCCATCTTATTTCTCTCTTTATTGAAAGGAAAGTGTGATGAGTTACAACACAGCAGGCGTGATAATGCGCGATTCGTTCGCGGATTATGTACAGAAATTCAAGGGTACGCACCCGATCAGAAGCAAGCAGAGTGCGGGCAAGATTCCCTTGGGTCGTCGTGATAAACACCACATGGCGAGCATATCCATGCCGGATGAGGACACGATTCATTTGAATTTCTATGGTCACCCGTTGGTGGTTTGGAAGTCGGATGACTCGCTTGAGATATTCCCGCCTCGATACTACTCGGCCTACGCCATAGACAACATCCAACATTTCGCGCCTATATCCATACATTTCAGTTGGAACAGAAGCCGCGCAGTCGTGATACACGGGGAAAACTCTTACCTACTGGAGGAAGGCAAGACTGTTAAGTTTAAGAAGGTCGGGCCTGAGACCTACGAGTTAGTGGCGTCCTCTGAGGAATACGCTATAAGAAAGAAGCGTGGGTCGGAGAAGAAGTTTGTCAGAGAGTGCGATAAGTTCCTTGACTGGATGGAGTTGGTGCAGTCTATTGATAATCAAAACCCTAACTTCGAGAGCGAAATGCAAGAGGGTATGGACGCGTTACTTGTGGAACTCGGGCTTCTAACGAATAGCGAGTTTGATAAGTGGTGTCAGACGGAAGAAGGTCAACGCACCAACGACCGATGGGATCAAAACCGACTCCGTAAACATGTACCGCACGCTACGAGTGCGATATGGCGATCATCAACCGCGTTTCACACGGATGGGTGCAAGCTTATTCTGAGTTGGATAACTGAGCCTATGTCAGATAAGTGGGTAACCGCGTTCCACATAATGATGTTCAATGCGGGCAGGAGAACCTACAACCGGTCGTTGAGTAAGTGGACTATCACGCTAGACCGCAAGACCGCAGAAGCGTACATCGCAGAACTTGTTAAGCATGTTTACTTTGAGCATTGCTTTGACAGAGTGCCACTTGGGGCGGGCGAAATCCCAACCAAGCAAAACACCGAGTATCTTAAAACATACCGGCTGACCCGTTGAACAAACCGACATGGTGTCGGAATGTTCGTATTAAACCAACCTATCTTGGAGAAAGTAATGGAAAATTTTGAAGCCCCTGCAATATCCCTTGCATCAATGGCGATGCTTGTTGAACTGCGTATCAGCACATGGACTGCTCGCAAACGCGACAAGGAAACAACCGCTGACTTGAACACAGCCAAAGAAGCCGATCAGGACGCAAGCTCTGTGTACAAGTACCTCATGGCGGGCAGTGACCACCTCAACAAAATAGAGAAGTATACAGCGAAGTGTCGCGCGTGGAACGGCACACAGACCCTGCCGTGGATGAAAGGCATAGGCTTGCTGCCGATGGACAACTTCTTTAGCTACCGCGAGCAACTCGGTACTATGGAAGCCAACTTCAACGCCCTAGTCGATGACTTCATACTAGCTTATCCGTCGTTGGTTAGCGCCCAGGCTTTTAAACTCGGTAAGTATTTTGACGCATCAGAGTTCCCTGATGTATCGTCATTGCCCCGCCGGTTCAAGTTTGAGTTTAACTTCCTCCCTGTTCCAGAGAAGGGTGACTTCCGTATCCAATGCGAGGACAAGGTGCGTCAGGACTTGGCTGAGCAGTACGACAAGATGTTCAACAACAAGATGACGGAGGCCATGCGTGACCCTTGGGAGAGACTGCACAAGATGCTGTCGAAGATGAGTGAAACGCTGACCGACCACGAAGATGGTAAGCGCAACATATTCAGAGATAGTTTGGTCAACAACGCACTTGAGTTGTGTGGTCTGTTGTCTGCGCTGAATGTGATGAGAGACCCAGCTCTCGAAGAAGCTCGCCGTATGCTTGAGAAAGCTATCAATGGCATCGACCCCGAAGATCTACGCAAGATACCTAGCGCTCGCGCTGAGTTGAAGCATAGCGTGGACGACATCCTCAACAAATTTCAATGGTGAACACATGACACAGTTAGCAAACATACAGATACCTGACAAACGGATACTTGACCCGTTCCTTGCGAAGTTGGTCAACAAGCTCGCGCTAGACAACCCGCAATGGGTATTCTCTTGGAAGAAACCCAACGAACATGCTTCACCTTGGCCGTTGGTAACTCAGAAGGATGCTGAAGGTAACATTATCAAAGCACCGGATGACTGCCAATACCTGCGGGCGATCAATGTAGTCGAGCAAGGCGAGCGTCTCGGTAGACTGTTTGTCACTATCAGGTACGGGCGTAGCAATACGGCGGTGTATCAGGTAGAGTCGTGGCGCATCGAGTCTAGTCGCGGGCATCGCAACGCAACAACTACGGAGAAGTTCGACATCGCGGTACGCAAGGTGAAGAAGAACTTTGTGCGTATGAACCACGACGAGATGATGGGTAAGGCTGTAGAGACAATCCGCAACGGGATATATGGAACCCTGCGTGAGTTGAGAGAACCTATCTATCGGATGTCGCTGATTAAAGATACTGTGGCTCTACAGAAGTATGTGTTTTGTGAGGTGCGGGGCTTGCCTCTGCCTGACGACATACGCGCACCCATTGAAGCTATCTTTGAATCTGATAAGTACGAAGAGCACATGGCTAGGTACGAGTTGGCTAATGAGATTGATGTATACCAAAGCGCTGACAACATGGTCTATGTTGTTAACACGGGCGGGCTTTACTTATGCAAAGCGCAAGATGACATCATGACTCTGGACTTTGATTCGTTACCCGTTGCTTGGCAAGAGCGCATCGCAGTTCTTCAACTGATGGAGGATCACGAAGTAGTACGAGATGTAGGTTATCGGTACAACTCAACGCACTTCTATATAATAGCTTAGACATATAAACCTCCCCTTTGACCCGCCTATGTGCGGGTCTTTTTTTGCCTGAACAAACCGACACGCTGTCGGAATGTTCGGGTATAGTAGATACCCCTATAAAAAAGACTTGACAAAGTCTAAAGCTGCCACTATATTAGAGGCCATACAGGAGATACTTATGGCACTTACCCCCGAGGCAAAAGTAAAAAAACAATGCGTCGAGATACTAAAGAAGAACGGCGCTTACTATTTTTTCCCAGCTTCCAACGGGCTAGGTCGTGCAGGTATACCTGACATCATAGTCTGTCTGTACGGGTACTTCCTCGCCGTCGAATGTAAAGCGGGCAAGGGGAAAACAACTGCCCTGCAAGACCGAGAACTTCAGCGTATCCGCAACGCGGGCGGTGTAGCCCTTGTGATAAATGAACACAACCTAGAAGAGTTGGAGAATGTGTTGCAGGGTATGCACAGCTACAACACAAACGATTTGTTGAGAAACTTATTTGGAGAGAAGAAATGAAACTTACTAAGAAACTTTTACGCCACCCACTGCCCGATCAACTCAAAGCTTTGCTTGAAAAGTTTGATGGGGACTTTGATGCCAGTCACCTAAGAGCGCTAAAGAGTTTGGCCAGTGAACCAAGCTTTACGCGGTATGAACGGCTTATGCTAAGACGCGCTTACAAAGAGGCGCAAGTAAAACTTGAACGCGATAGCGCTTTAAGCACGGCCATGTCGGTGGTGCTCAACTTAAAAGAAGAAGACCCACATTCGGGGTGGTATAGCAACCCCGCGAAGAATCCTTATGTAGGGGTAACTACAACGAATTTGTATCAACAGCAGTTAGACCAACAAGCTCAGATCATTAAACGAGATTTTGAACGGCGGATGATGGGGATGCCCCTTTGATAACCATCGACTTCGAGACCTACTACGCCGCTGACTACAGTCTGTCCAAGGTGACGACTGAGGAGTATGTGCGTGACCCACGCTTCCAAGTTATTGGGGTGTCGGTCAAGGTGAACAACGACCCTGCGGAATGGTTCACGGGTGATATAGAGGAGACCGCTGAATGGCTGGCGGGCTTTGATTGGGACAACCACTTCGTGTTAGCCCATAACGCGATGTTTGATGCCGCCATCCTGACATGGGTGTTTGGGCAGAAACCCAAGGCATGGCTGGATACGCTGTCTATGGCACGGGCCATACTGGGTACGCAAGTGGGTGGCAGTTTGGGTAAGCTGGTCGAGTACTTTGGATTGGGTGTCAAAGGTCTTGAGGTTAACGATGCCAAGGGATTGCGCCGCGAGGACTTTGGCGCACAACAGTTAGCGCAGTATGGTGAGTACTGCAAGAACGATGTGGAGTTGACCTACAAGCTGTACAAGGAACTTGATGCCACATTCCCTGTGCGGGAGAAGCGGCTCATCGACATCACGATCAGGATGTTCAGCGACCCACTGCTTGAACTGGATACGCAGAAATTGGAAGAGCATTTGACGGCGGTTCGTGAACGCAAGGACAAATTGTTTACTGATTCTGGGATAACGAAAGAAGTCTTGAACAGCTCGGCCAAGTTTGCTGAACTGCTGATATCCCACAATGTGCGGCCACCCATGAAGCCAAGTCCCGCAGACCCTGAGAAGTACATCTATGCGTTTGCCAAGAGCGACAAGGATTTCCTGCACTTACTCGAACACCCCAGCGAAGCAGTACAAGCTATCGTGGCGGCTCGTATTGGTGCGAAGTCCACGCTGGAAGAGACACGGACTGAGCGGTTCATCGACATCTCCCGTAGAGGGCCTATCTGTGGGGCGCTTCATCGTCTCCCTATTCCGTTGAAATACTACGCCGCGCATACAGGGCGGTGGGGCGGGTCAGACAAGGTCAATCTACAGAATCTCCCTAGCCGTGGTTCAGAGGGCGGCAAGCTCAAGCGTTGCATCGTTGCACCCAAGGGCCACGTAATCATTGACTGTGACTCGTCGCAGATTGAGGCCCGTGTGCTTGCGTGGTTGGCGGGCGAGACATACATCTTGGACTTGTTCCGCAGAAAAGCTGATGTGTACAAACACATGGCGTCCGCGATCTTTGGCGTCATGGAGGGCGATGTAACCGACCAACAGCGATTCATCGGCAAGACCACCGTACTCGGCGCAGGGTACGGGATGGGTGCGGAGAAGTTTCAGGCTCAGTTATCTAACATGGGTAAAGAGTTAGACATCGACACCTGCCGCTTCATTATCAAGCAGTATCGTGGTGTGAACCGCCGGATTGCTGAGTGGTGGAACCATTTGAACCTAGTGTTGACAGCACTTACAGCCAACAAACCCGTGCAAGTGGACTCGGTTGGGTTGATGGAGACTTCCCCATTCACAGGAATCCCATTACCCAACGGCTTGTTTCTCAACTACCCTGAGTTGCAACGGAATGCTGGTGGTCAGTTTACTTATCAGACACGCACCGGCCCGAACAAGATATACGGGGGCAAGGTAGCTGAGAACCTCTGCCAAGCCGTAGCTCGTTGTGTCATTGGTGAGCAGATCATTCAAATCGAAAAACGCTACAGAGTTGTGCTGACTGTGCATGACGCTGTGGCTTGCGTAGTACCGGAGAACGAGGCTGACGAAGCTCGGGCTTACATCGAAGAGTGTATGCGTACATCACCCCCTTGGGCCTTAGACCTGCCGCTTAACTGCGAATCAGGTATGGCCCGTAACTATGGAGATTGTTAATGGCGAAACCTATCACTTGGTCGTACAGCAGTTTGGCGTTGTACCAGCAGTGCCCCAAGAAGTATTACCACCTCAAGGTGGTGAAGGACATCAAAGAGCCGTTGGGCGAGGCTATTGTTTTTGGTAATGAGATTCACAAGATCGCTGAAGAATACGTTGGTAAAGGTCGTCCTATCCCTGAGAAGTACAACCACATAGAGCCAGCCCTCAAGTCGTTGAAAGATATGCCCGGGGAGAAACTTTGCGAGAACAAGCTGGGGCTTACCGCTGAGTTGGAGCCATGCGGGTTCTTCGATAGGAACGTGTGGTGGCGCGGCGTTGCTGACCTCATCATCTTGCAAGGTGACACTGCCCTGACTGTGGACTACAAGACGGGCAAGTCGAGCAAGTACGCAGAATTAAAACAGCTTGAGATTGTGTCCCTTGCGATATTCAAGCACTTCCCTGAGGTAAAGAAAGTCAAAGCGGGCTTGATGTTCCTGTTCGCTGACGACTTCATAAAGACTGCTTATCTAGCTGACTCACAACAAGAACTGTGGGGTAGTTGGATTTCAGATGTTGGGCAGTTGCAGGCTTCCGTAGAAAACAATATGTGGAACCCCAAACCCAACTTTACATGTCGTGGCTGGTGTCCAGTCACATCTTGCGATCATAACGAAGGAGAGAGAAATGGCTAAAAAATTGAGCAGAGCAGAGAAGATTCGTCGCTACCTTAGAGCGCACCCTGATATGGCGTTGAAGGATATTGCGGAGAAGTTTGGTACGACCTATCAGGTTGTGTACATGGTTAGGAAGAACATGCCCAAGAAGATTACTATTACCGCAACAGAAGCGGCAGTTGCAAACAGGTTGGGTATCTCAACAGTGGAGTATGCCAAGCAGAAAGCCAAGATACTCAAAGAGCCCAAGCGCAAACCGCGTAGCAATCCAGTGGAAATGCCACCTATGCCGGAAGCTGGAGATGGGTTTGTCTATCGTTGGGTTAACACCGATGCTTTGAGCGAAGAGGCCAAGGATGCGCTGGCTTCTCAACTAATCACTATGGAAGAGCCTGTCTCTGACCCAGTGAATCACCCTGCTCATTACAAGACGGGCGGTATTGAGACGATTGATTTCATTGAAGCCAAGCAGTTTAACTACAACATGGGTAACGCTGTGAAGTACATCAGCCGCGCCGAGCACAAAGGCAACAAGCAGCAAGACTTGGAGAAAGCTGTGTGGTATCTCAACCGCGAACTAAGCAGGCTTTGATATGTTAGAGATGATTGCAGGAGTTCTTGTAATGACGGCAATGCTGGCACTGGGCGCTATCTTGTTTGTATTTGTGTGCGCCATGATTGGTTGGGCAATATTCACTATGCAGAACGGAGGCGATGATGACTGAAGAAGACGAAGCATTCAACGACATTGAACGACAGTCCCAACAACGCAAGGAAGCGGTGAGGGCGGCGTTAAAAAGTCAAAAGCCCGTGGCGTGGGGAGTGTTTGAGGGCAATCTGCACGATATGTTTTTTACGCAAGAGGAAGCGCAAGAGATGGCTAGTCTAAAAGGAACTCATGCTGAGGTGCGCCCTCTCTCAGTAAGAAACGACACCATCGAAGAAGTAGCACAGCACATTGAGAAGCTCAAAGGCTTTGGTCAAGACACTGTGAGCAGCTTGGCGATCTACATCAGGGAGATGAAGAAATGAACAGTCCACCAGCATTTCCAACCCCAATCATTAGCGTGATGCAACATACAGGCATGACATTGCGGGACTATTTTGCGGCAAAGGCTATGCAAGGTATGTTTGCAAACCCCGATGACAGTCATGAAAATTACGACTTGAGTTATGACGACTACGTTAAAGAAATCGCCAGTTGTGCATACAAGATGGCAGACGCAATGCTAAAAGCGAGGGAAGCATGATGGACTCTACAGATTTTTTATTTGGTATCGTTGCATCAATTATGGTTGGGGCTTTGATGGGACTCACATGGGTAGTATCAGCATCAGTCATTGGTGAAGAATGCGAAAAGATGGGGCAGTTTTATGTTGCCGAGAAAGTTTATGAATGCAAACTGAAAGCGAGGGAAGCATGAACTTCAGCAACCAAGGAAAGTTGGCTGATGCCTTGTTGAAAGAACTGCTTGAAGTCATCCACAAATACGATGAGTCCATGTACATGGTGAGTGTGTTGGGCGTACTGCGGTTGGTAGAAGTCCAGTTGATTGAAGAACATTCAGAGGAGGATGAGAAATGACAGCCGCTTACTTTGAAGACCACCCGACAGACCCTGAGAAGGTTATCTTGCGTAAACCACCGCTTGACCAAGGCGCAGATTACGAGCGTGGGTTCATTGATGGAATGCAAAAGCAAATGCAGTCTAGCGTGGACAAGGCGGCACAAGCCTTGGCACAGACGCAAGAGCCTGTGGCGTGGAAGCCGACTGAGGCTGATTACGAAGAATGGTGCGATAGGCATGAATTGGACGACCGCGCCGCATTCGAGGATGCCGCATCTCTTTATCTCACAGCCGCCCCACCACAGCGCACATGGGTTGACCTGACGGATGAAGATGTGATGGGTTTGTGCAGAACTTTTATGGGTCAGTTCGACAAGACAAAATTCATTAAAGCAACAGAAGACAAGATCAAGGAACTCAACACATGACAGACCCAGAACTACAAGAGGCGATTGACAAGGCTAGAGCCTTTATCGCCCCGCATATAGATTACAAAACCACGCCATCGCAAGAACTTAAAGAATCCACCATTAGATATATCAAAGAGTTGCAGGCAATTCAAGTGGTGCGCGCAGGCATGGCGACCGCGCCAACATTGCAACTCAAGAAGGAGAACACATGACACAAGAAGTTCTGAAGCTGGCGCTTGAGGCGTTGGAAGAGGCTTGGTATCACGTTGGTACATTTCAGCCAACTGAGAAAGCAATAGACCTGTATGACGAGGCAAGAACCGCTATCAAAGAAGCCTTGGCACAGACAGAATTATGCAAATATGGACAAGAACCTAAGTCTTGCACAAGCAATCCAATGGACTGTCAGTGCGCTATTGATGCGGCCTTGGCACAGACGCAAGAGCCTGATGTGCAGGAAACTTTGCACTGGCACGCTTTTAACTATCGACAAGCACACACCGCCCAAGCGCATGAAATGTGGCAAAAGTTGGAACAGTTTGTTGATTCCAAAATAAAAGCATCACAGCGCACAGAACGACCTGTGGACTGTGAGCGATGCAATCGACTGGAAGAGCACGCCTACGACTTGATAGGCAAACTAAGAGTTGCCAATATCAAACTGTCCATGCAGTCAAAGGCGTGTGTTTATTGTGGTCAGCTTGTTATGGAGGAGAAGAAATGACAAAAGACCTCGACAAAAAGGTTGCCCATGCAATGGAGCTTCACTATGAGCGTGGGTTCATTGATGGGATGCAAAAGCAGATGCAGTCCAATGTGGACAAGGCGGTCAATGCCATGTCACAGCGCACATGGGTTGGGCTGACAGATGCGGAGGCATTCCGAATTCTGTCGGACGAAGCAACGGATTGGATGGAAAAGTGGAATGCCATTGAAGCCAAACTCAAGGAGAAGAACACATGACAAGAAGCGAAGCAATTACTGCACTTTATGCGCTGTTCAATGCGCCACACAACGCAGACATAAACCTTGTGGGACTAAACGTATTGCTTGATGAGTTGTACAAGTCACATCCCCAAGAAGAACCTTGGCCCGAAGAGCCGGAAGGTCACATTGCTGGCGGAGTGCATCCACCACAGCGCACATGGGCTGACCTGACGGATGAGGAGATTCAAGTCGTTGCAAAACAGGCGAGGTCAAAAGACCATGCGGTCACGCTAACGAACAAACTATTAAGGGAGAAGAACACATGACACCAATTGAATTTGTTGTCTTTGAAGGCGACAGCAACCCTAGCCAGCCCGTGTACGAAATAGCCGAGGCAATGCACAAGCCAATAGAAATTCACAGTTCTAGCGCAGCGTGGGAAGTCATTGGCTACCACTGGAACGAAGGTCACATGGTGCTGGACATTAAGGAGAAGCTATGACATTCAGAGAGACAACAATCAAGTACATCAAGGATGTAATCAGGGCAAAGACCATCCATGAAATCATTGCCACTGAATTGCATGAGGCGCACCTACGCAAGCTGGAAGCCGAGACTGCCGCTGAGTATGCCCATGCCAACATCCAATACAACGAAGAACGCATCAAGCGGCTTGAGGCACAACTGTTGAAACACACAAAGGAGGGTGACTATGCTTGACCGACTCATTCTCAGTGCAGTGCTAGGTACAGCAGGTTGGCATGGTTTATTCCCTGACCCACCACAACCTCTTACGCCAGCGCAGTTACAAGTGAAGGCAAAGGAGAAATCCATAAGCGAGATGTGCGACAGGAAACCCAAGAGCAAGACGGCAAAAGAATTGTGTAAACGATGGGAGAAACATAATGGATGAAAAAGCAATTGAAAAAGCATGGAATCTTTTATCTATGCACAACAGCGAACTGTTGTTGGAAAATGAAAGATTGCGCAAAGAACTGCGCCAACAAAGTATTTGGTCAATTTTGAAGGCAAGATTTTTATATTTTTTTGGGAAGCACGATGATTGAGAAAATACGCACATTCTTTGGCAGGGTTATGGGCCTGCATGAAAAGAAGAGAACCATCGTTGAGGTTGGCACTGCATGGGCTTGCACCAAATGCAGATTGGTATTTTTAACAAAAAGAGAAGGAGATAAACATGAGTGTGCAGAGATCTACGGGAACGGTATTTGATTGGCAAGGGCCAAGTGTCTTTACCTTGGACAAGAAGATGAAGCAGATAGCCAGCGGGGTTCGTGCTGGTCAGCTTGCAAGCAATAGGACAAAAGAAAAGCTTGAAGAAAAGAAACAGGTGTTTGTTTACAGCAAAGGGGGAGCAGGCAATGCCAATACCAAAGAAACGTGAACTGACCAAGAATGGAAGAACAATTACCGCTAGGCTGACGCAAAGCGAATATGACGAGTGGGTAAAGCTTGGCAGGGTTTCATGGTTGAGAGCGTTGCTCAAAGACAAAAGATTTGAACGTGCAGATGTACAGAAATCAAAAGCTGCTTGAAGCTGTCAGGGAGTCACCCTGTCAACACTGCGGGAGGATGGACGGCACAATAGTTGCCGCCCATTCCAACCAAGGGCGAGATGGCAAAGGGCGTAGTCTTAAAGCCCATGATTACCGCATAGCCGCCCTGTGTTTTACTTGTCACGCCGAGCTTGACCAAGGGCATAAGCTCTCCCGGGAAGAGCGTTTAAACATGTGGGAAGATGCCCACCGGGCAACGATAGGCTGGCTCTTCGACAACAACCTTATTGGACTTCGCTGATCATTTTCTTGATCTCTTTGATGTTCTCAGTCATGGCGTTCTCAGCCCTGCCGATGTCAATCAAGAGGTCACGTTTCTCCTCGGCGGTCATCTCTGCGGCTTGAACCATTGACCGCATCTCTCTGAAGCGTTTCATTTGCTTCTCAACACTGCGGACATAGTTCTTGTTTGCCAATACCCCAGCGTTCTCCTCAAAATACTTGGCATACGCTTCGGGGTCGCCTGCCTTCTCAAGGAAGTTGAGAGTCGTCACCGCTTGATCGGTTGCATTTTTCAAGGCGTAGTACTGGGTGATGTTGCCACGGGCTTCGGGGTCAAGCGCAAATCTCTTGATAATGGGTAACTGCTCAAACCTCTTGGCGGCACGGGGGGAGTTGTCGTTGGCGTTCAGCACTGAATCTATCAACTGAACTGCGTACATGCCAAGCGTTCCTGTGTACCCCTGTAAGACATGATCAATCTTGAGGGGTGACAGGCCCAGCGCGCCACCGAGTTTCTCGGCAACCTCGGATGTGCTTGGCCCAACTTGGAACTCAGCAGATCTGCCCTCCATACCTGCCCCGACAATTGCCCGTCCGGTGAAGGAGTTGTAATTCCAAGCCGCCTCAATGATGGGTTTGGCTGTCTGAGGTATTGGGTTGAACGCCAGCGTGCTGATGATGCCGCGCTTCATGGATTCCTTGAGATCCTGCCCCGTGTCATCTTTAAACATGTAGGCATAGATGCGCTCTGGGACTGTTTTAAACAGGAAGCCAACCTCAAACGGGGTGGGGAACTTGCCAACTCCGGGGATGATCCAGTAGTTGTCCTTGGTTTCCTCTTCCTGCTTCTTGTACTCATCATCATCAGAGACCATAGCGTACATTGCTACAGACAAGGCCATCAAGGTCGCACCGCGCACGAAGAAGGCTTTTTGCTTGGCGACTGGGTCAGCTACCGTATCCCTGCCAAATGACGCTCTGTAGAAGATGTCCAGACCCTGCATACGGGCATTCAAGAAGGGGATTGCGGCGGTGGCAATACGAATAACGGCAGAACTTCCCTTGCGGTTAAAGTTCATCACCTCTAAGGAGCGGAAGATGGCTTCTGCCTCGTTACCTGTGTCAGCCAATACCCGCTCATAGATGGCAATACGGGTAGCAGCATCAGATGCCTCTGTACCCTTTTCCAACGCATCCCACAGCGATGTAAACGGCTTGAGGAGAACCTTGGCTCCGGTGGCTTTGCCGTACTTCTTGTTCATGTCGGCCTCAAGCACCTCGCCGCTTTTTAGAACGCCAGAGGAAAACTCGTAACCACCTAAAATGCCTGCGTTTAAAAGAGCTTCCATGCTTGCAGACTTACCTGACAAGGCTTTGGTAAAGCCAGCAACAGTACCGATAATGGGCTTCACGCTTGTCCCGCTGGTAACCCATGAAGACAAAGAATCACGCATTAAGTTGGCAAGCATAAAGCCGGGATCTTTGGTAACCAAGTTGCGCAAAGCATTGGCAGGAGCAGCCAGAATACCCATAAACGGCAGATCAGGTAGGTTTAAACTGCGGCAGGCATCGATAAACAATGGATCTTGCACGCGGTAGGAAACGCGGACACCATTCTCCATAACCTGAACCGTGTCAGGCGCTGAATCTTGTGTGTTTAAACGCTGTGCCATACCAATTTTCTCTGCCACACCAACAGCCCTCTGGGCGGCAACGTTCTTCATGCCAGACTGGATAGCTGACTGGGTGTTACGGACAATGGTTTCCAAGTAGTCGGCAAGGGGAGCCTCGCCACCCTTCAATGCTTTGGGAGGCTTGACACCTGAGATTGACTGGAAGATGTTAGGGCCAACAGTTTTCTCGCCGTCCATCTGACGATAGAACGGGATGTAGTCTGCGTGTTCCATGTACACCTTAGCCAACTCAGGCTTGATCACGCCTGTCTGCACCATGTACTTGACCAGCCCGTTGTTGAACTCGTTCATTTCCTTTTGGACTTGGACAAACTCAGGGTGTTCTTTCTCCAACTGGGCGGCACGGGCAATGTCAGCCTGCTCAAAGTTCTTCTCTTTGCCGTCAGCCATGAAGCGTTTACCCCGCTTAACGCCAGCCCAGAATTGGTAGCGTTGGTAGATGCGGGGGTTGTTGTACTTAGCCAGCGGGGCAAGGATGGCGATTGGGCCTTTGATGGATGTGTCGATGGTAGTGATGCCGTTTTTGTAAACGGGTACGCCGCCGGTTCGGTTGCCATATCCAAACGCAGATGCTGTTACAGACGCAGACAGATCAGACATGAGAGCCGCAGATTCTGCGCTTTGATCGGCAAGCATAGCCGCGCCACCCATTTGATCGGCAAGCATCCTGTCATAGACACCAAGCTGGTTGTATCTGTTTAAAGCTTGTTGACGGAAATGACCGGCAGACTTGGGGAAGATTGCCTCAAGGATGCGACCGATGAAGCCCTGCTCTTCACGGGCTGTAGTGGTTCTATCAATGGCGGCATCAATGTCTGCGCTGACAGTTGGCAAGCTGTACTTGACCTTACTCGCCATGCGAGTGAACTTCTCTTTTGCCTTTTGTTTGTTGGCGTAGGAGAGTGGCTCCACCTCTACTGCCATCAAAAATGGTGACACCGAGTCAGCAAACTGGGCAGTCAACATCTTGACTGGTATGGACTCTGCGTTATCAGTCCGAAGATCAATGTAAACAGGCACTTCCCTGTAGCCAGCATCGTGTAAAGCCAACAGGCGATGACGGCCTTCATGCCCAGTGATTTTCCAATTGCCATCTTTTTCGGACACTGACAAATATGGAACTTGGCCGTAATTCTTCATCTTCTCAAAATCAAGCGGCTCTTGCTCTTTGCGCAACCTTTCAAGCGTTTCAGGAGATGCTGTGGCAAGAACAAAGTCCATTGGGTTAACAAACGCAAGATAGCCTTTAGTTTTGTTTTCTGCGCCATTCTGGGTGTAGAAGGATTGATCCCACAACTTCTCAAAGCGGTCGTCAGAGTAGCGTACCTTCTTCAAGCTGTAACGCATATCTTTGGTTTCAAGGCTGAAATCACCAATATTGCCTGTGACGGACTTGACTTGATTCGCGGCAAGAACTGCAAGGTTCTTTTCCCCATCTTCCTTTACATAGAAAGAGTCAAACCCAAGAGCTTTTAAAGCATCTTGAGCGGTGTCGGCCTCAATGTACGTCCAATCACCCTGTCTCAATTTTTTCAAGTAATACTCAGGCGTGACTGTTCTAGTCCCCATAAGCTCAGAATGCTTAAGCTCTATCCTGCCGTCGCTTGTTAGGCTGTCTTTTTGCAGACGATCTACAAGCTGAATGGCGTGGTCATAGTTTTCAAAGTCAAACGGAGTCTCGGCACGTACCCATAACGGGTAAACCATTACATCCTTTTTCTCTTCTGCAACCGCTCTTGCCCTGCCAAACCGCTCTGCCCACTTGGGATCAGGACTTACAAAGATTGGCTTGTTCTCACGGAACACACTGAAATCGTTGGTCGATGCGTGGTACATGACCTGTGGACGACCCTCTTCCTTGACTGTGCTGCCGCCAAAGAAGCGTTTAAACTCAGCCGTCTGGGGCGGAGCTTTCTTGTACGCAGCGTTTTCTGCTTCCTCTGCGGTGGGGAAGTATGTCTTGAGACTGTACTTGCCAACGTTGGTTTCAATGTTGTGGTCACCGACCAAAACAGCAAAGCCTTGGTTTTGAATAGGGTCTCGGGTGACATAACCATCGTAACCAGCCTTAAGAAGCTTACGCTCCAACTTGCTTGCCCTGTCCGCCGCATCAACACCCGTGTTGGTCTTGACAATCTTCAGCGGATCTTTTTGGATGTCGTATAGATTGTTTAAACGTATGACATGCTGTACACCGCCAACACTTTCCTCTGGGAATACGCCCTTGCCTGTGTCGGCATAGAAGTAAACACGATCTCGTATGTCCTTGTTTGCAGGATCGCTTAAGCGTTCTTTTTCCAAGCCACGGATGCCGTTGCCGTGGAAATAAGAGGACAGCACAGCGCGAGGCTGTTGGCTGAAGTGAACGCCAATTACGCTCTCTGCGTTTTCCCGCTTTTTTCCATATTCTGCGGTAGGTTGCCCGATGTCAACCTTAGAACGCTCGCCTCCGCTGCCCCTGCGAGCCGATCCTCGGGAGTCAATCCATCTGTCCCTGAGTGCGATTGCTTCGTCCGATATGGTCTGAAGACGGCTGATCCCGCTCCCCCGAACATCTGGCCCTTCTCTTCCTTGTACCTCTCCACTCTTGCCATATCGTGTTCCTTTTAAATAATCACTGCGGCTCTCAGGCCAAATCATCTCGCTATGGAATGTCTCAGGCTCAGACACCCGAATCGTTCCATCATAATCAAAAGACTCAATTGCATCAAGAATTGCTTGGTGGTACTGCTTGTCCGACAGGGTTTCAACGTTGTCGTTGTACGCAGAGAAGTTGCCAAACAACAGGGCATCGTCACGCAAGGTATCGCCGTCAGCTTGCGGCACAGACTCAGCAATATGTTTGCGCAGGCGCTCTAAATCTGCTTCACCCATGTCTGAGGGAGGCACAACCTTGATGAATGTATTTTGATCGCCCGATGATTTATTGTTTTCATCAAAGGCAACCATAGCCTTTTGATCCAACACATAACCCAGCACAGAAGCTAACTCACGCAAGTCTTCCGCAGATGTGCCATCAGGCGCTTCAATGATGATGTTAGGGTTGACTTCACCCTCATACTTGCCTGATGAGAAGTAGGATGTGTATCCTTTAAAGCCAAGCTCATCAAGAACCCGGTTGACTGCTTTAGAGGCAACAGCTTTTGTAGTGTTTAAACGTTCATCCGGGGTCATCTCCCGCCATTTGTTGGCAACCTCTTGGTCGGGGTTTGGTGCTACCTCAACAATTACGCCCGAGCGGAGGCTGTATTTTCTTTCGTCTGAGGTGCTGTCGGCAAGGATGCCACGAAGTTCCTCAGAACCCGTGATCTCTCTTCCGGCGACAGTCCCACTGTCAGGTTTTCCACCGAAGACCACAGAGGGTCTTGCTCGTCCAATACTTTGGGCGGCTTGGCTGTTGATTGCTTCTTCATATCCAATGTCATCTGCTTTTCTCCCACTTAGTTTTTGGTATAGGCGTTTTTCATAATACCAAAGAGCCGCCTGTACGTCAGCAAGTGTTAGGTTGACACCTCTAGAGCGCAGGATACCCTGAGCTTTGCGTGCGGCATCGTACATAAACTTGCGGTCAGTGCCGGTGAATGGCGCTTCCTCAAGCATCTCAAATTCATTTTTGTGGATGGTGTTGGCGATCTTCTCAAGCTTATGCTCATAAAGCAATTGCTCGTAAGCATCACCAACCACCTTCTCAGCCTTGGCAAACCACTTTGGCTTGTTAACCTTCTCTTTTGGCTCTTTGGACTTCATCAGATGCTCAAGCTCTGTGTTAAATCCATACTCCTTGTACTTAGCAGCCAAAGGAATGGTCGCCGCTACAACTTCCTCCCGACTTGCGCTGGGGATGTCCATCATTTCACGGAATGTGTTGATGGAGGCATCTGTTGCTTTGGGGATAAGCAAACCACGCATACGGTTGATGGTTCGTGACCACCACAGATCCATTGTCAGGTAACCTTCTGCGCCGGATAGGTTAGCAAAGAATGCGCCCAGCTTTGGCCCAAAGTAAATGGCGGCGGCAGGCACGGTTGTATCTGCTAAGTAGCTTGTGTCAGCCTTTTCGCCCTTGGCACGCAAGGCGGCATTCATGTCCTTGACGGTCGTGGTTTTAAGAAGCTCTTGTTCAAAATTGTCGCCATGCTCATCAAGCAAGTCTTGAATCATTATCAAGTTGTTTTCAAGTGCAGTGGCTCGGCGGCTTCCAACGGCAATCATTTTCTTGCCTTGACGGATGCGCTCATACATCTTGATGGCGTTCTTAATGTTTGTGGCTACACGCTCACCGTTAGAAGAGACCGCAACCACCGCAGAGAAGACTGCTCTGGCGGTTGGGTTTGTCTCAAGCTCTGGGAATCTCTTTGCAAGGCGTTTAACTGCGTTGGGGTAGTTGGTTGAGTACCATCCTGTGCCTGTACCCGTCTCTGATGTGGTGGAAAGCTGATACCCAACTTCATCAGCGATTGCTTTGGCAATCCTGTCCATATCTTCGGCGGTTAAATTGTTTTGATCCATTTGACCAAACGCATCTTTGGTTGCCTTGTTTAAAGCAATGGCAATATCCCGCACGCTGTTAAACCGGTTGCGCACAGCTTTGGTATTTAAACCAAGCTCGGCACGGGCTTCCGTGTCATCAGCCTCCATGATGGGGACTGTTGAAACGGGTATGCCTTGACGCAAAGATAGTTTGACCTCATCGCCAGCCGCTTCTTTGCCAGCCTTCAGTTCGCCACGCTCAATCTTGCCAAAGATGTCTTCAGCAGACTCAAAGCCTGCGCCGGTTAATGCTTGTTTTAACGCAGCAAAGAACTGCTGCATACGTTTAAACAGTGCAGCCATTAAACCGGGTGGTGGTTTGGCTCCGCCCTCCCAGCTTCCAAATGCATCGGCAATGGCTTCCTCAAGGATGTCTTCGGGAGACAAAGGCTTGAGTACCCACTCACCCTTCTCATCCTTCACGCCGTTGGCATAGGCATCGTAGCGGGTCATGCGCTGACCATTGACCTCAACCATCTGACCTTTGAGATAAGTGTTGACCCAAGTCTTTTCAGCCTGACGCTTTAAGGCTTCCCATTGCTGGGGCGTGAAGAAACCAAGCTCTTTCAGGGCATGTAGCGCCTCATGGCGCATGGTTTGAATGGGTTTGGTGGCTTGAAGAGCAATGCGAATCAACTTGTCGGCTTTGCCCCAAGCTCCATCCGCGTCGTTCTCAATGGCCCGGACAACGTTTAAAGCCCCGTCGCCCAGACCAAATTGGGCCAGCATGGGCTTGAGTTTCTTCTCCAACTCTTTGAGCTTGGCTTCCACTTCCGGTGTACGTACACCAGCTTTTTCCAAGCCTTCGGTCGTGCCGCCTCTGACTCCCGGACGCTCGCGCATGTCCAGTTCAAGCTTGGCTCTTTGACCCATTGTCCCGCCACGCTTGACGATTGACCCTAAGTCCTTGTCATTTAAAAGAGAAAGGACATGTGCCTGAGCCTTGTCGTTGGTATCAAAACTGGCAACAACCTTGCCTTCTTTGATGACCGTATGCTTTGCCACCTTGGTCGATTTTTTGCCAAGCGGAACAATTTTGAGCGGTGTGCGCAACGCTTCGGCTTTGTCCAAAAGGTCAGTGATCTTCTGGCTGCCAGCCACGTTGGCGGCTTGGTATGTATACACAGCCTTGGTGTGTTCTGGTGTTCCGGTCTTTCCGTCAGCTTCCATCTGCGCGATGGCGGCTTGACGCTTCTCTAAGTCTTGGCGGACACGATCTGCGGCAGCTTCTTCCGCTGCGGCGTTGGCCTCCCGTTTGCGGGCCAGAATGTTTAAACGCTCCTTGGCATCAGCCTCTTCGGAAAATGTTTGGGAAGCATTCTTCTGGGAGCCATCCTCTCGGATTACATAAGCGGCAGGCGCTGCTGAACCGACTGTTTCTTCCTT